TGACAGACTTCTTTTCATTTTTTGTTCCAGGCTATAAGTATATGCCAGCATTTCGTAATAAGGTGTGGGACGGCAAAATAAGGTTGTATAATTCACAGTCACAAGAATTGCCTGTGGGTTTATTCCCATACTTGCAAGAATTTTGTGCACCACGTAAATACAAAGTAGAAGTGGAACATAACAATTATTATGGCGTACCTGGCTCTACGGTCGACGTAGATCCCGCTGAGCTAAGTGACTTTATCAATGGTTTATCATTATCTACAAAAGGTAAAAGAATCAATCCGCATGGTTATCAAATAGAAGCAATATGCGAAGGACTACACAGAAAACGATCTATATTACTAAGTCCCACTGGTTCAGGTAAGTCACTCATAATCTATGTACTAATGAGATACTTACTAGAGAAGACAAACAAAAAATGTTTAATAATTGTACCTACGACTTCTCTAGTACAACAGATGTATTCTGACTTTGAAGACTATTCATATTATGATAATGACTTTATAGTCGAGAATGAATGCCATAGAATATATTCAGGCAAAGAAAAAAATGTAAACCAAAACGTTATTATTTCTACATGGCAATCTGTATATAAGCTGCCTGGTAAATGGTTCGAGCAATTTAGTATGGTCTTTGGTGATGAATGTCACGGATTTAAATCAAAGTCACTTACATCTATTATGAATAAATGTCGTGAGGCTGAATATAGATTTGGTACAACAGGTACATTAGATGGCACGCAAACTCATAGACTTGTATTAGAAGGCCTTTTTGGAAAGGTATATAATGTTACAACCACTAAAAAATTACAAGAAGAAGATACACTAGCGCCATTAGAGATTAGTGTATTATTACTTAAATATCCTGAGCATATAAGAAAAACGTTTGGTAAAAGAGAGTATCATGATGAAATAGATTATATTGTTACAAACGAAGCGCGTAATAAGTTTATAAATAATCTTGCATTAGATCAAAACGGTAATACTCTTATATTATTTCAATTTGTAGATAAGCATGGAAAGCCATTATATAATCTAATTAAATCCAATGCACATGAAAGACGAAAAGTTTTTTACGTATCAGGAGATGTGGAGACAGCGGATAGAGAAGCAATTCGTAAAATAGTGGAGAAACAGAAGAATGCAATTATCGTGGCCTCACTGGGCACTTTTAGTACTGGGATCAATATTCGTAATTTACACAACATTATTTTTGCCTCTCCCTCAAAATCTCAGATTAAAGTCTTGCAGTCAATTGGAAGAGGACTTAGGAAATCAGACGATTCTAGGACTACGAAGCTCTTTGACTTGGCGGACGACTTGCATTGGAAAGGACGTAAGAACTACACACTAATGCATAGTGCAGAACGTATTAGAATATATTCAAGAGAATCTTTTAACTATAAAATATACGAGATAGAATTTAAAACATGACCGATCAAGAAATAATTCAATTAAAATTATCAAGCGGCGAAGAAGTTTTGTGTGAGATCGTTCAATGGGATGATGATCATAATGCTACTATACTTGCTAAAAATGCATTTGAGATAGTATTCTTACAATCTCCAACAGGAGCTATGAGGTTATGTACTCTTCGGCCTTTTATGGTTGGACAAATCGAAGAAGGATATAACATTGCATTGAACGGAGACTTAATTGTTTCTCAAGCAAGCCCGACGCGAGAAATATTAAATAACTATCGTGACACTCTACAAGAATATTTAAAATTCAACGAGGGTCCAACTGATGAAGAATTAGAAGAGATAGAAAAAGAAGAGATAGCAGAGAATATATTACCATTCCCGAAAATGGATAAGAGTAAATTACACTAGGGTATACCACCCACCTCAAAAACCTCTTTATTATTATACCACAACCAGCCGGTTTGTACATACTTTTTTTTACTTTTTTTTAAAAAAATTTAGTGTACATCGCCATAAAAATATAGTATGATATATGTGAAAGGACAAGTTATGGCAAGAACTAAACGTCAAAGTATTCACTACGTAAATAATGCAGACTTCTCAGCTGCCGTTGTTGAATACGTAACAGAAGTTAGAAAAGCTAAAGCAAAAAATGAGCAGCTACCTATTGTAACAGATTACATAGCATCATGCTTTCTCAAGATAGCGGAAGGCTTATCTCATAAATCAAATTTCATTCGTTATACATATAGAGAAGAAATGGTAATGGATGCTGTTGAGAATTGCTTAAAGGCAATAGAGAATTATAATTTAGAAACCGCAACAAGAACTGGAAAACCAAATGCATTTGCATATTTTACTCAAATCACGTGGTATGCATTTCTCCGTCGTATTGCTAAAGAGAAAAAGCAACAAGACATCAAACTCAAATATCTCACTAGTTCGGGATTAGAAACGTTTGTTGAAGTAGAGGGTGACACACTTGCAAATACCGTGGCTCAACAATTCGTAGACTTCCTTAAAGATCGTATAGATAAGGTAAAGGCTACGGATGACGCAGTTAAAGAATTCGTCAAAAAAGAAAAACGTAAAAAGCGTGAGATGAAAGCTGATTCTGACCTAAGTGAATTTTTAAAATGAAAGTAGCAATTATAAATGACACTCACTGTGGGACTCGCAATAGCTCTGACATATTTCTCGATAACGCAGAGAAATTTTACTCAGATGTATTTTTTCCTTATCTTTTGGAAAACGATATTCGTCATATCGTTCACCTGGGTGACTTCTTCGATAATAGAAAATTCATTAATTTCAAGTGTATTAATCGGATTAGGCATTGCTTCCTTAAACCGTTACGACAACACGGCATTACAATGGATATCATTCGTGGCAATCATGACGTATACTATAAGAATACTGGTGAATTAAATAGTCTAAAAGAATTACTTGGACATTATATGAATGAAGTCCATATTATCCATGAACCAACTGTGATGGATTATGATGGATTAAAAATGGCATTAGTCCCATGGATAGATGCTGAGAACGAAGAACGTTCTATAAAGTTTATCAAAGAATGTAAAGCCGATATCATGGGTGGACACTTTGATATTATTGGTTATGAAATGATGAAAGGCATCAAGTGTGAACATGGTCTAGACAGATCATTATTCAAACGGTTCGAAGCCGTATACTCAGGACATTTCCATACAAAATCAACTCAAGATAATATAACCTATCTTGGTAGTCAAATGGAGTTTTTCTGGAATGACGCGCACGATAACAAATACTTCCATATTCTGGACACGGGTACGAGAGAGCTTGAAGCTATTAGGAACCCTCTTACTTTGCACCACAGGATTAGGTATGATGATAGTACTACTGATTATATGGATTACGATCTAAGTCAAGTAGAAAATAAATTTGTAAAAATAGTTGTAATAAATCGAAAAAATCAGTTTACATTTGATCGATTTGTTGATAGAATACAGAATAGGACAATATATGATTTAAAGATCCAAGAGACCTTTGATGAATTTATTGGATCAAACGTTGGAGATGATGAGATCTCCCTTGAAGACACAACAGAATTGTTGAATACTTATATAGATGGAGTAGAAACTGAGCTGAGTAAGGAACGTATCAAGAAGGATGTGTACAACCTTATGACTGAGGCTCAATCTTTAGAAATTGCATGATATTATTTAAGACGTTGCGTTATCGTAATTTTTTGTCGACAGGCAATCACTTTACGACGATAGACTTTATACGCAGTAAAACCACCCTTGTTATCGGTCACAATGGTGCCGGTAAATCTACAATGCTAGACGCTTTGTCATACGCTCTGTTTGGCAAACCTCACCGAAATATTAATAAACCACAACTAGTCAACTCTATTAACAATAAGAATTGTGAAGTAGAAGTTGAGTTTAGTATAGGTCAAAGAGAATATAAAATCATTCGTGGAATCAAACCAGGTAAGTTTGAGATCTACGTTGATGGCACGATGATTAATCAATCATCACATGCCAAAGAGTACCAGAAGATTCTCGAACAAAACATTCTGAAGCTTAATCATAAAAGCTTCCATCAGATTGTTGTGTTGGGATCCTCCTCCTTCATTCCTTTCATGCAACTTCCCTCGCATCATCGGCGGGATGTTATCGAGGATCTTCTGGACATTAATGTATTCTCTAAAATGAATCAGATCCTAAAAGAAAAGCAAAGCTTATTGAAGGATAATCTTAAGGATGTTGACTATAGTTTAGAATTAGCAAAAGACAAAATTAGCTTACAACAGAATTATATTAAAGAAGTTGAAGGTCTTGCTAATACAGAAGTTGAGTCTAAGACAGATGAGATAGATGAAGCACGCAGTGAGATAGAAACACTTCAGGCTGAGAACAATAGACATACTCAATATATAGAAAGACGTTCACGAGGCTTACAAGAAAAGATTAAAGAACGACATGATAAGAAGCAATCGTTATTGCAATATAAAG